GTTATCTCGACGCAATGGATAGTAGCATTCCAGTTTACGGCCCGATGGTTGGCAGCAGCATAGCCGCTCAGGCTGTTGTGGGCTATATTGGCGGCATCGGCGGCCAGAGTCACATCGTCAGTATTGTTGGTGACGGTTACTCCAGTACCCGCCTTGACGGTTTTAAACTGGAGGTCATAAGTGCTCTTTTGCTTGAAGATCTGACCCGCGCCATCACCGACGTTGCTGGCGGTATTCACCTCACCTGCCGCCGAATCTGCGGACCATGCAGACCCATTGTAGAACATCCTGGCATTGCTGTCTATGTCATAGACATACCAGCCTTCTGCCGGTGTGGCATAGTCCCAGCCAGTGCCGTTATATGTGGCGATCTTGCCTGCATTGCCCGCCCATGCCCCGGTAGGAGCGGTATCCAGCAGATATCGATCTCCTTCCGTAGGAGATACAGGCGGATCATTGAGAATATCCAGGACAGGCTGCTGCCAGCCCTGGTAATCCCTCGGAACGACTGGATATAGAGCCATATAGTTACACCTCTACACGATATACCAGACCGTAGTCACTTTCCCACCCGGTGCGGTGTTGGTGTCGATGGTATTGAGGCTCAGGACGGTGGCGTTTACAGTCACCGCGGGCGCTGTGCCCTCCCGAGTCCCATCCATCGCGGCTAGGAGCACTGTATTGGTGGCGAGCTTGCTATTCAGGCCGAGAAGATCCCCGGTGCCTATCTTGGCCTGGGCGGTGTTTGTGGTAGTAGTGGCATCGATCCGGGTTACTGTCTTGAATGCTTTAGTGGATGCCTTGACACCGGTCTCCGCAGTCCACGTGAGATTTTCAGTTATGGCAGCACCACTGATATCCGTGCCTGTCAGCTTCAGAGCGCACGTTGTAGACGTGTTCATTGTGACTATGATGTTCCTCGAAACATCTGGCTGAGCAAGAAATTGACTTGAGTTGGACAGCAGTACAAACTTGGTAGTATTGTTGAAGGCATTTATGTACGCTGCCATGATCTGGTCGTCGTCGCTGGTTTCAGCTACGGGGATGGTCTGAATAGCGATGAATCCCTCAAGGTTACTCCCAGCATCGGATGCTATTGGAGTTGTGCCGGTCCGTTTGGGGTACCACGAGCCTTGCGCCATTGCGGACCCCACCAGCACCATTGCTACCACAAAAATAATGAGAAGTTTTCTCATGTGCTCACCTCAGGGCACCAGAGTAGCGAACGGGAACTGAGTGGAGCTGTTCACCTTGTTTTTCGGGTTAGGAAGCTGCCATCCCATCCTCATAGTCATCCTGAGAGCCACCATATCATCCTGGAAGAGGTTATACACCAGAGTACCGGAGGAGTCATGGATGCTGGCCTCCGTGGCAATCTTCCATGTGATATCCTGACGGATGCCATATACCGCCTGGGACCAATCGCCGGATATCATCAGGCTCTTGGTGGGATCCAGAGCGCCGTTGTTGGGGAAGACCAAAGGTGCGCCGTCCAGCAGATAGCTGTTGGCCTGCTTCATGTCGGTGGTAAAGATGGGGACACCTTCGCTGGATCTCAGGCCCCGGAGCTTGCCTTTCATGCTTATGGCTGCCAGGGAACCATTCACCAGATAGCCGTCCTGCTCTACCAGGCTGAACATGCCATTATCGGCCAGGATGCCGTCATACATATCTTTGAAGGTGAGATCGGCGCCTATCTGAGAGCTGACATCAATGGAGTTGCTCTTGGCAGCCGCCTGGGTCACGATACCATCTGGCCAGTTGGTAGGAGCAATATCCCCTGCATTGTCGTAGAGGATGGCCTGGTCAATTAAGACGCCGGCAGCCTCGACCAGCCTGGGCTTAACCATGCCCCAGAGATCAAAGTTCTGGGCGGCCATGTCCGCAATCACAGACTCGGGGACAGGCACAATAACGGCTATCTCTTCCATATACATGGTCACGCCAGACCAGCCCATGTCAGTTACTTTCTTGGTGTTCGTTGCCCCCCTGGCGGCGGCTACCTCAGAGACGAAGTAGGCGGTAGGGAACGCATTGATCATGGGGATCTTGTATGTAGCCGCATTAACAGGCGGCAGCCTCTTCATCATTCTGAGGCAGAATGAAGAGGTAGGGAGCGCCTCGATGATCTCTTTGCTCTGCTGATCTGGGAGCAGGTAAGTGCTCGCGTCGGTCCTGGAAATATAACTGTCGTAGTCACTCATAGTAATTTCACCTCAAAAACTATCGCCCGCCCCGGCCAGTGGCCTGCAGGAAGGCCTGATTAAATGGGTTCTGTGATGGGTTATTACCGCCTCGCGGCGTCGGTCCTCCTGCTTTATCGAGGCCCCGCGCTTTGGCCCAAAGCCTGGCGTCTTCCTCGATCTCGGATTCGGTTTCGCCCCGGAGGCGATCCCAGTCTGATTCCGGGATGTTGTTTTTCCGGCCATACTTGGCCTGCCACTTCTCCAGGTCTTTGGAGAGCCTCAAGGCATCCCGTTCGGCCTCTGCTTTGGCTCTGGCCTCTCGCTCGCGCTGGAGTTCGCTTTTCTGGGCGTCCTCCTCAGCTTTCCGGGCCTTAATCAGAGCTTTGGCATCCTTGAGGGACATCCCCAGCTCTTTGGCCAGGGCCTCCTCGCGTGTCCGGCGATCTCTTCCCAGGCGATCCTCGATTATTGCGTCGATGTCTGCCTGAGTGAATTGCTTGCCCTGCTGTTGGTTAGCAGTGTTCTGAGCCGCTGTATTCTCCTGCCCAGCGTTGGCATTATCGTCAGTAGTAGCCATAAAGAAAAACTCCCGCCGTTTCAAGTCTGGCGTAGACTGTGATTATGAATTTCGTATTGCAGCGGCCCGTTCTGCCAGGCTCGCTATGTAGCGCTCCTTCTCCTCTGGAGCCAGGGAGAGAACATGGAGACAGCCCACATGGAGCAGCCCCGCGCCCTGGGCTTCGGCCAGAGAGGGATAATCGGGATCGTTCCCGGATAGGCTCAGGGTCCGGCCTTCCCATGGAGTGCATCTCCGACAGCTCCCTGAATGCCTGGAGATCCGGACCAGATCATGGCCGTGCTCCTGGAAGCGGTTTATGGTGCCTTGCCGAAACGCGCCGTTTGTAGTCTCCTGAGCTAAGACGCGGGTATATCGGCCCATGTCCCAGGCTCGCCCGGCCTTGTCCACAAATCCTGTGATCCCCTTTTCGGCCAGATCTGCCTTGATTCGTTTGGCCGCCTGCTTGGTGGTCTGGTAGCCGAGGACTGAGCCCTTGGAGGCTTCCAGGGTGATCGCCCGGGCGAGGTCGTCTACCTTCCGGCCTATGACTTGATCGACATCTTGCAGCCGGCCATAGGTGTTTTCGGCCAGCACTTGAGCGGCCTGCTGGTGGATGCTGCCAAAGCCGGGAATGGCTTTGCCGCCCATCAGAGGGTCTTTGTCGGCCCACTCCATGCCCTTCATGTAGCTGTCCGGGATTGCTTCGGTGCACCAGGTCCGAGAGCCCTTCTCCAGATCGGCCCGGATCTGCCGGACCCTCTGCAAGAGCGTCTTCTGCCAGGCCATGCTGTAGCTTTCCGATTCCGGATCTTGCAAGAGGAGCCTGTTGATCTCGGTCAGTATCTCTCTTTCAGCATCGCCATAGAGCCGAATGAGCCTCTGGGCCTGGGCATCACTGAGATGCTGACTGCTGGCCATTCTCGCCACCATCGCCCAGTCCTGGGAGAGACACCGTTGGAGCGCCCACTGAAGGCAGCTGTGTCTCGCTCTTCAGCTTCTCCATCGCGTCCTTGAGCGCCTTGCCCTCGAACTTGTAGAGCATCTTCAAAGCCATCTCATCCCAAATGAGGCCCATGCCCTTCAGGGCTACGACGTTGGCTACAGTCTCTTTGAAGTCTTCCGGAAGACCATCTTGCCAGAGCACAGACACAGACTCGATGGTAGTCGCTCCTGTGAATCCCTTGGATTTCTCGAAGGCCATGAAGGTCATCAGTTCGGCTTTCACCTGTGGATCAGCCACGAGCTTGAGCCGATCGACCTTCTTGAGTGGGATGAACAGCATGAGCTTCAGAGCAGTGCCGGATACTTGAGCACCCAACTTGGAAGGCTCAAAGCAAGCCTCACAGGTTTCCGAGATCGCATAGAGCTGCTTGAGGTCCGTCTCGAACTCTTTGAAGGCCGCCTCAAGTTGGCCCTCCCAGGTCACATATCCCGGATCTGCCGCGCCTTTAGCCCGCTCCAGCACCTTCCGTCTGGAATCGTAGACCACGGCTCCGGTTTCGGTCTTCGTGAAGGCTCCAGAATCCTCCGGCAATATTAGAAGCGGTTCGCTGTGGACATCCAATATCCTGCCCACCCTAGTAAGCCTGGATTCCATCCGCTTAATTATGCTGTCCAGGTCTCGATAATCATCTATAAGGCCCTCAGATGAGGTAGAGAGGTTCTCGATGACAGACACCAAGGGCTCCTTGACGCCGGTCTCAGTGACTTGGATATTATCAGGGCCGGCTATGATGTTCCCTGTCGAGGAGACGACATACTCTCGAGTCTCAATCCGGCCCGGCCAATGGATGCGGCAGAAGAGGCGGCGCTGCCTGACATGATCAACGGTCTCCGGGCCGTCCGTCCAGGCAATCATGTGGGCCTGGATCCGCCCAAAGCTGTCACAGATCGGGAAGTACTTCGAGGGATGGACTACCTGGAGCTTGCAGCCGTCCTCATAATATCCCTCGATTATGCCGTGACCAAATCGGCTGACATCTATCTGCCTGGTGTGCTGCAAGAGCCAGTACCGATTCCGGGCCACGAAGTCGTCGGCATATTTCTGCTCAGCAGATTCCGGATCATCTGAGACGATCGCCCTCGGCTGCTCACCGAACAGGAAGTCTGCCCACAAAGTAGAGAGACGCTTATGCCAATTGAGAATTATGATTAGCTTATTATATTCCGCCGTGTGGCTCGAAAAGAGGTTGAGGAGTACCTGGAAGACCTTCGTATGTTGACCCAGGAACAGGGCCTCATTCTCTTCATAGGTCTTTAGCCGCGGGGTCTCAGACGTGGGAGGCCAGGGCTTGCCGAGCGCAAGGGCGGAATCTATGTTTGTGATCACAATAACCTCATCTGTCTAAGTTGTCTGGCGGCCTCACGAGCTAGGTATCGGGAGCAGTCTGCGGAATGGTCAGGGCT